GAATATTGTATAATATGATTAAGGACGCAGTAGAAGAAAATAGACCTGTATTCTTTATTCATGGTGCTGTTGGAGTAGATGAAAGAGAAGAAGTTCGTAGAATTACTGAGAACGAAGAGAATGCAATTATAGTAGCATCATATGGAACATTCTCTACTGGTATCAACATTCGTAATTTACACAATGTTATTTTTGCTTCACCGAGCAAGAGTAAGATTAGAACACTACAGTCTATTGGTCGAGGATTGCGTTTGGGAGATAATAAAAAAGAAGCTATTCTATATGACATATCGGATGACATGACACATAAGAGTAGAAAGAATTTTACGTTAGAACATTTTATCGAACGAATGAAAATTTACAACGATGAAAAGTTTGAATATAAAATTTACACGTTAAATTTAAAGGAAGAATAATGCTCTGTAAAGTATTGAAACTAACAAACGGTGATACTCTCATCGGTAATGTTGTTGAAGAAAGTCGAGGCTACATTGAAGTGCATCGCCCTATGAGAGTTGTTCTTGTTCCTAGAGTTTCTGACATTCATTCTTATAGTTTGTCTATGATGAAGTGGGATCCACTTACAAATTTTGATTTGCCTTCTAGAATATTTAAACAAAGCATTGTTTCGGTATCTGAAGCAACATCTGAAATCATAAGAGTCTATGGTGAAGCGTATAAAGAATTTGAGTCGAGTGAAGAGGATGAGATTGAAATCCAACCAGACGATAGGATGTCTGAAATCAAAGAAGAGATTGACAAGATGAGATCAACAATGACTTCATCTAACAATCATATATTACATTAAGTCTTTATCAAAGGGAACACAGTGATAATAACTCATTGTCAAGTGTTTGTCAACTAATTGAGGTGAAACATGAGCATTACTACCAATACCGCTAAACCAGCAAAAGTAAAACATTACGTAAACAACGAACATTTCTTAGAAGAGATGGTTGTATTTCGTGCAGGTGTCAAAGAAGCAGAAGCAACGGGCGGCGAACGACCAAGAGTACCAGAGTACATCGGCGAATGCTTGTTTAAGATTGCAACGCACTTGGCACGTAAGCCAAACTTTGCAAACTATACATTCAAAGAAGATATGGTATCTGATGGCATTGAAAACTGTCTACTGTACATTGATAACTTTGATCCTGAGAAGTCTAAGAATCCATTTGCATACTTTACCCAAATCATCTACTATGCATTCTTGCGTAGAATCCAAAAAGAGAAAAAACATTTGTACATCAAGTACAAGAGCATGGACAATCTAATCATTACCTCTCTCATTGAAAACAATGGCGAAGAATATGTTTCTTCAAGTCTAAATGGTGTAATGCACGATTCATATAGCGAAGAATTCATCAGCGACTTTATCAAAGCATTCGAAGTGAATAAAGAGAAAAAGATTGCAAGCGCAAAGCCCAGAAAGAAAAAGACAGAGACCACTGTATTTGATGAATTTCTGGAGAACGACAGCATAGACACCAATACCAGCCCATCTTCTTGATTTGCATTTGACTGCAATTTGTGTTATACTTGATAAGTCTTTAGGTACAATAGGTTAATAAAAGTATGAGAATATGTCTATTAGGTGATACGCACTTTGGTGTTAGAAATGACTCCAAAGCGTTTCATGCTTACTATGAAAAATTTTATGATGAAACATTCTTTCCAAAATTGGCAGAACGTGGTGTAAGAACAATCATTCAACTTGGTGATTTGTTTGACAGACGAAAGTACATTAACTTTCTTTCGTTGATGGAAAGTCGCAGATACTTCTTTGACAAATGCGTTGAAGCGGGCATTACTGTTCATGCACTGATTGGCAATCACGATATCTTCTGGAAAGAAAATCTAGAAATTAATTCTCCAGACTTGTTGTTGAGAGACTATCACAACATTGTTCTGTGGCAGAAACCTGGCACACTTGAAGTCGATGGTGTCAAGATTGATATGATACCATGGATTTGCAAAAGCAATGAAGCTGAAGTGTTTGAGTTTGTGAAGAACACATCTTCTCCGTTATGCGTGGGACACTTTGAACTAGCTGGCTTTCCACTGTTTCGTGGCATAGATAGCCATGACGGACTTGACTATAAGTTCTTAAGCAACTATAATCATGTATACAGCGGTCACTATCATACTCCATCACAGCACGACAACATCACATATGTTGGTGCGCCATATGAATTGTTTTGGAATGACTATCAAGATAAAAAGCATTTTGGTATTTTAGACACCGAAACAATGAAGACAACGTTCGTAGAGAATCCTCATCGAATGTTTTACAAAGTACACTATGACGATAACAGTAGCACAGACAAGTTAAAAATTGAAGACTTGAAGAACATGAACTTTTCTATGTATGCAAATGCTTACGTGAAAGTTATTGTTGCTAACAAGCAAGACCCATACTTGTTTGAAAAGCTAATTGATGAAATTTATAAAGTTGGTCCTGTTGATGTAACAATTGTAGAAGACTTTACAGAATTGAATGAAGAAACTGATAATGATATTGTTGACCAAGCACAAGACACGATGACAATTCTTTCCACATTTATTGATGCACAGAGTCTAAATATTTCTGACACAAACAAACTTAAAACATTGATGCGTGAACTTTACGTTGAAGCATTATCGACAGAGAATATAGAATGAGATATAAAAAAATAAGTAATGAGCCATTTGCCAGACATAGAATTATTCATGCATCTTGTTATTGGGATAATGCATTTACAGAAGAACAACTGAATGATATAGAAAACTATTGCGAAACATTTGATAAACAGACTGCAACAGCATCTGGTGATAATGACAAACTTAGAAAATCAAAAATTGCATGGTTTCACAAAAATGAGCATCCTAAATTACATCATTTTTTTAATACGCTAAATCTAACAATTGAGCGAGTTAATGAAGAATTTTTTAATTATGATTTAAATGGATATTCAAGTATTCAATACACCACATATGATGAAGAAGAAAATGGACAATATGGATATCACATAGATATGTATACTGGAAATGAACTCGGCGATGATCTTTTAAAATATGGTGACACAAGAAAACTTTCTATGTCTTTAATTTTGTCTGATTCATCTTCATATGAAGGTGGAAAATTTACAATGAAATTGGGCGAGCATGAATTTGAAGTGGAACAAAAACGTGGCAGAATTATTTTTTTCCCATCTTTCTTTTTACATAAGGTACATCCAGTGACAAAAGGAATTAGAAAATCTATTGTAGTTTGGATTGAAGGACCAAAATTTATATAACATGATTATTTTTCGCAATTTAAAATGGAAGAACTTTCTTTCAACTGGCAACTTCTTTACTGAGATTAACTTAGACAGCAACAACACCACGTTGATTGTTGGCTCTAATGGTTCTGGTAAATCAACACTGCTTGATGCATTATGCTTTGTGCTGTTTGGTAAACCGTTTCGCAATATCAACAAAGGTCAACTTGTCAATACAATCAATCAAAAAGATTGTACAGTTGAAATTGAGTTTGATACTGGCAATAAGTCATACAAAATTATTCGTAGCATCAAGCCGAACTCGTTTGAGATTTATTGCAACGGACATTTAATCAATCAAGATGCCGCAGTTAAAGACTATCAAGAACATCTAGAGAAATTCATTCTCAAACTCAACTACAAATCATTTACTCAAATCGTTCTGTTGGGTTCAGCATCATTTACTCCATTCATGCAGTTGTCTGCTTCTGATAGACGTTCTATCATTGAAGACTTGTTGGACATTCAAATCTTTTCACGCATGAATGGTGTGCTTAAAGATAAGTTTTTATTGCTGAAAGAAAGACACTCTCAAACAAAGTATGCAGTTGATTTGAAGGGCGAAAAGATTCAATATCAAATTCAATTTATTGATTCGTTGAACAAAAGCAATGCCGCACAACTTTCATCTAAACAACAAGACATTGCCAACACTCAGCATTTAGTTACTGAGAGTGAAACGAACTGCACAACGTTACACCAAAGTTTGTCTGATTTGTGTACACAAATTTCAGACAAAGATAAAGTCGATGGTAAGATAACAAAGTTCTCTGGCATTAAATTGAACTTAGGTAAAACACTTAAGAAAGTCAATACTGATATTTCATTCTATCACGACAACAATGATTGTCCAACATGTAAGCAAACGATTGGTGATGAATACAAATCGCACATCATTGAAGAGCGAACTAAAAAACTTGAAGAAGTTGACGATGCATTGAAAAAAGTTGATGAAGAGATTGCTACACTCAATATTAGACACGATGAAATCGAAAAGATTGTAGAACAGATTCAAACATTGAATTCTCAATTGACGTTTGAACAAAGTGAGATCAAAGCAAATCGTAGATACATTGAAAGCGTTCAGAAAGAAATTGAAAGATTATCATTAGTCAAAGATGATTTGCAGACTGAAGAAACAAAACTCGAAGCATTGAATCAAGAACTTGCTGAGTTGGAGTCTGAGATTAAAATCATCTCTGAAGAACGTTTGTACTATGAAGTTGCAACGACATTATTAAAAGACACAGGCATTAAAACGAAAATCATTCGTCAATACATACCAGTCATCAACAAGTTGGTTAATAAGTATCTTGCTTCATTAGAGTTTTTTGTAAACTTTAATCTTGATGAATCGTTCAAAGAAACAATTAAGTCTCGCCATCGTGATGATTTCACATATGCATCATTCAGCGAAGGTGAGAAGCAACGTATTGATATGGCATTGATGTTGACGTGGAGAGCAGTTGCCAAACTGAAGAACAGCGCCAGCACAAACATATTGATACTTGATGAAATTTTTGATTCATCATTAGATACAAATGGTACAGAAGATTTGATGAAGATTCTAAACATGCTTGAAGGTTCTAATCTGTTTGTCATATCACACAAAGGTGATATTCTACAAGACAAGTTTGCAAACGTGATTAGATTTGAGAAAGTAAATAACTTTTCAAGGATTGCAAAATGAAAATACTTAGTGAATATTATGGAACAGATATAGACAGAGAAGCGCATATCTACTTAGATGAGAAATTCTATAAAGTTAGAATGCGAAATGAAACAGGGTCTTACTTTGTTGCATTCTTTAAAACGCAAGATGAAGCACAAAATTATGCAGAGAATTATGTATTAGGAGAAACACATGAACCTTGAATTTGTTCCAGAAACATCACCTGTTCTTTTGCAAGAATGCAACGAGTTTGATTTTGACAACCCACCATTTGACCCAAAAGAATTTGCACAAGCATTGCATGATAAAATGATTAAAAGTGATGGACTTGGATTGTCAGCAAATCAAGTTGGACAACCATATCGTGTTTTCGTTATGAGAACTGGTGAGAAACCATATGCAGTATTTAATCCAAAAGTTGTTGATGTATCAGATAACGAACTTTCAATGAAAGAAGGTTGTTTAAGTTTTCCTTTATTGTATTTAAGCGTTAAACGCCCAGACTCAGTACGTATCCGATTTCAAGATGAAACTGGAGAAATGAGAACTGAAAAGTTTATTGGTATGACTGCCAGAATTGCATTGCATGAATTTGACCATATGCTTGGAAAAGTGTATACTCAAAAGGCTTCACAATACGAAACGCAACGTGCATTACGCAAGCGTATGATTTTAAAACGTAAGGTGAAGAAAATCTAATATTTAAAAGGAGTCGAACATGAGCAACGAAGAAGATAAATTTAAAAAATCTAAGCGAATCCTTGAAGACGAAAACGCAATACGAAAACAATTAAAGATTGCAAAAGCGTATAACATACCAGTTGAATCACCACACCAATTAGCTAAACATCATGTGCTAGATTGTGGAAATCCAAATTGCGTGATGTGTGCAAATCCTAGAAAAGTATGGAAAGAAAAAACTATTCAAGAGAAACGTTTTGAACAAACAGAAAAATTTGATAATGATTAAAGAGAAATATCTCGGTGCATACATGAAGACTGCAAGAGTCTTTGCCGAACTGAGTACTGCTAAACGCAAACAAGTTGGTGCTGTTATTGTTAAAAATGACCGCATCATTTCTATTGGTTATAATGGTATGCCAAGTGGATGGGATAACAATTGTGAACAAGTTGTTGGACATACCCACGAAGGTCCTGTACTCAAAACAAAAGCTGAAGTTCTCCATGCAGAGTCTAATGCAATTGCAAAACTTGCTAAGTCTACCGAGAGTGGTGATGGCGCAAGTATGTTCATCACTTGCTCTCCATGCATAGAGTGTGCTAAAATGATATTTCAAAGCGGCATTAAAGAAGTATTCTATGGCGAAGATTATCGTGATGATGGTGGTGTCGTTTTCCTAAATAAATGCGGTATAATTGTAAAACAAATATGAGTGTAAACAAATGACAAAAACACAAATTGAAGAATCATCTCAGTATCAGAATTTGATAGGTGAGAAAAAAGTAAATGATAAGCCTGTTTCTCTTTTAGATCACATGAATCTAGATGAAGATGAAAAAGAGAAGTATTCTGACCAAGGTGAAAAAGAATGGAAGAAACTTTGGAAAGGTATGCCTGAGTTTGAACAAGAAGA